AGTACTAACGTCCTGCGCAGCCCTAAGCTGACTCGGAACGTGTACATCAACCCCATGCCTAGTGCTTATGCCACAGTGGACACATCGTTCGCGGCGGACTATGTGTCATCCCCGTCGACGTCTGCCTATGGCACAACCGTCACGTGGAGGTGGCCGCTCGACTCGCGGCTTAGTCAAGGCCTGGCCTCTGGGCCCGCACCTTTCTACACTGGCCCCGCTTCGTGCTACTTTGATCAGGATCAGGTTACGTCTGCTACCCCCGGCGCCGCCGCGTCTACCGCTGTGACGCCGCCCCTGCCCGTCGCCGCGATCCAGATCTCTTTCTCCCCGAGCGGATGGTCGGTGGCTTCGACTACTACGAATGCCGTTCCATACCAGCCCTCTACCTTCTCCGCGGGCGCGGGCGCCCCTGCCGTGGTGTCGTCTGCGGTGTCCTCGTCCTACGAGACGGTTCCTACAGGCGCTTTCCATATCGCGATTGGCTGGGTGGATTACGGCGGCTCATATCAGCACGCCACTATCCAGGTCGAGCCCTTCTCGGATAACGTTTCTAACCGGACGACGCTGACCATGCTCTTCGCTAGCAAGGCTGTGACGTGGACTCAGTCCACCCGCAGCACCTACGACAAGTATGGTGATAGAGACTTCGTGCCGGCGGGTCTCCGCTACGATGGCATCGTGAGCGGCGCGACCCTCGTGCACTTGGACGGTCCTGATCTCGGTCTGAACACCTGCAGCTACACCGGCTCGTCTAGCTCGTCTGCTGCACAACCAGGCTGTAGTTGGGTCTCCGTTCGCATCTACTACGAGGCTCCGGTGGCCGGAACTGCTACCCGCCTTCTTAACCCCGTGTCTTGCCGAGTCTCACTCCGTACGGTCGATGAACTCGCTCGTATTGGTGAGAACCTAGGCCTGTTGTCCACTCCTTCTATGCTCGCGGCACCTGGTAGAGGTGCATCAGCGGGGGGTAAAGCTCCTCCGACGCAGGCGAGGGGCGCCGAACCTACAGGTGTTGGCTCCGTTGGCGGTTCGGGTGGTATCACCCAGACCGGTGGCGGTTCCGGTGGCTCGGGTACTGGGGGTGGCGGTGTCGTCATTGGCAGCGGCGGGGGTGGAATGGGTCTACTATCGGACCCTGAGCTACCCACGACCACCCAATCTGCCAAGACTAAGGTGGGGAGAGTCGTCTTTGGCGGCGGAAAGGGAGGTCTAGATGGCTTCGACACGATTGACTAAAGCAAGGCTCGTTCTTTCTGGCGCCATGCTGTCACTCTGCGGATGCGCTACCACCCCTGCTCTCACCTCTGTGCATCCGGCGCCTGCCGTCTCCTCTGTCGAGGCACTTGCTGCGACGGACCTCTCTTGGTTGAGCTGGGGCGTCTTGGTTTGCGCCGGGGCCGCCCTCCTCGCGTATCTGCTTCGTG